TCCCCTTCCTTGTATATTTTCAGACTTCCTCCGGCAGTATATCCGAAATACTTATCGGATATATTGTCATGGATGCCTTTTGTTAATATCTTGCGGGCGTAGTATATCGAATACTTGCCCTTACTGTCACGAGAGATGTTTGATACATCACCATTGTGAGCACATATGTACTCACAAATTTCGTGGACATCTGCTTCGCCATAAGTTCTCTGTTGGAACTTGTGGTAATTCTTATCGCCGAAAACTGTTAAGTTGGAAAATGCATCATCCCATGAGTCACCATTCAGATGGCGAACATGAGCCTTTACGGTAAATCGATTGATGCATTCGTATACGCATTTGCCTGTGCCTATGCGTTCGCCTTTGACCTTACGGCATCCTCTGCCATCCTCGATTGTTTCTGCAACTGCCCACTTCTTGGAGGTGGGGTTGTATTTGAGTATTGCTCCATCCTCATTCGCTGCGAGATTACGCAGCGTCGGATGAATGAAATATCCATCCGGGAGCTTGTCATATTCTTTTACAGCTTCCTTTTCCTCCACAGCATCAGCCGGCTCATCCCAGGCTGAAGTATTGTGGTTGTTGAGTAAGTCAAGTATCTCTTGGCGCTCAACTCTTCCCCAAGTACCGTCCTTTTTCCTGGGGAAGTATACGGATCTTGTATCCGCCTTCTTCCACGTGCCATCCTTCAGGCTGTAAACCTGCCCATCGGTTCCAGCACCGATGGTGGGATAGTCTGGGTGCTGGAAGATAATGGGAGCTTCTGTTTTCTCTGGCTCCGGCTCTGGCTCTGGAGATGGTGTAACTTCGCGGAAGTCTGTTTCTGTGTCATCGGGTTCTTCAGTCTCCTCTACAACAGGAGTCTCATTGACTGTCTCCGTTATAACTTCCTCTGTTTTCTCTATCTCGGGAGTCCTTATGTCTGCCTCGACAGATTCTGAGCTCAGTAATGCACGTTTGAATATCTCGTGCATCTTACGATAAGCTTCTTCATACTCGCTGTCGAATTTGACGGCGATTTGCATCATCTCGGATATGTACGGGATGTCTTCTGCATCGATTTTGAGAGAAGCATATCGCAAACTCTCCATAATCTCATTAATCTGGTTTAAGTTTTTCATAAAAACTTCCTTTCTGTCCTTGCGGACGCGATGGTAGGTCATCACCCTATTAGAGTAAGATATATTATTTATCTCCTCATATAAATGATATACATGCGAGAATAAAAATAAAAAATATGAAAATTATTTTTATTAATCCCGGGCCGAAGCCCGGGATCATATTTAACGTAAGACTTTGTGGAATAGCCATTCCCGATAATCATCAATGTTGGAGAACTCACAGCGCTTCTGCCAATGAATCGGAGGAATCATCGGAAACATGCAGTTTCCAAATCCATCAACCTCATATCCTTCCGATATCAGATGAATCGATCCAACATATGGGTCATAATACATGGAAATCATGTTATCACTTCTTTCGATGGAATAATCTCTTCAACCATGATTTCTTCTTATGTGTTTGAGTTTGAGTCTCACCGAATATCCAGATTGGTGTATTGCATCCTGCAGCACCACGGTGTCCACCGCCACCATATCTAGCACATATCTTGGACATATCATACTTATCTGGATCATGTGTGTAGAATGTATAGAAATACTTGGAACCATCGAAACTCCACTTGCATACGAAATCATGAGTATTATATTCATCACCAAATACTCTTGAATTTCCTAAACAAGTATTCACGCAGTATCCAAGCATACCATCGAATGTGATTTCGAAACCTGTTCTATTACGAATAACTTCAGAACGTTCATCTTCCTCAGCCATTCTCTTTTCTCCTTCATCGAGACAGTTCCTCAGATAACGGATATCCTCATTTCTAACGAGAGCATCCCATATAGGAGATTCAGCACTCTTCTCATCTCGTGTTAAACACATCGAGAAGTATGTTGAGAACTTCTGAGACTCAGGGAATTTGTGTTCCCAGATATCATTATCAGATACAAGACGAACAATCTCGGGAACTTTGTATTCTTTTGAAGTATCCAAAGAATTACCATCTCCAAGCATGAAATGAGATTCATTCTCAGAATAATCCCATACATCTTCCGGATTAGCATTCTTCCAGATATTGTTTATTGGAGAAATATGTTCGGGTTTAATAAACGAATATACCCAGCATAGAAAAGCTGCAGAAACTCTCTTATCGAAGAATGTGTAATAAATCTCCGGAAGAGGTTCAGTATTCTCCTTCATCCATTTGAGTGATGTCTCATGATGATCAATGTGGATAATCTTCTCTGCGCCACACGTTACACAGCGTTTGATTATCTCTCTGATATCATCACATATGCTCAAATCACATATTACGATTGTTGCTTCTTTCAACTCTTCATCTGTGATATCATTCCATTCTTTACAAATACCATTGTAATTATAATAGAAGATATCAGACTTAACGAACGGATTGTCCTTGATATAGTTATCGGCAATATATCCGGACAAATATCCATCAGCATCTGTATGTGTCCATATAACAAATCTTTTCATCATATTGTACCTCTCTCATTATCGCAGAATGTTCTCCAGTCTGTTCCGAATGGTTGTGTATTCCAGAATTCTTCATCATATGGAATATCATAGAATAAATCGGGCAAGTATTCTTTGAAGCACAGCAATACTGGAATCATTGAAAGTCTCATATCCGGGTGAGCATGTTTTTCACATCTAAGAGTAAGAGTCTCTCTCCATGCACGAACATTCTTAGTGATTGCTATCTTACTGCTTAAACAGTGCACCAGCAGACTTCTTGAGTTTTCGGGTTTACAACCAAAACCTTCTAACATCTCATAGAATCCTTCGGATGTTTCACAACCCTGTTTCCAAATGTCGCGAACTCTTTCATCTTTAGCCATAGCTATTTGAACAGGCATAATGAATGAAGCTTCTCTCTTATCATTATACTTGACATACCTGGTTGACTGAGCTGAATATGATGAGATTCGATGACGTACGAGTTCAAGCTGAATAGCACGGTCCACAGTCATTATCAGTGTTATTGCATGATGCTCTAAAACTGATGTGTGTCCACGCTTGACAATGTTCCTGATGAATTGGGATGGGTCTTCAGTAGGATCCGATAAGTAGCATAACCTACCCATGGTTTCTATCCTCTTCATTGCTTTGTCCTTGTTTATATCTTCTTTGTCATAAACGAAGAACGATGGATGATCGATGATTTGCATTTAACAAACCTCCTTCTTTAATATATTATTGGGCAATAGCTTCTGATATTGCCCAATAAACAATGTACATATGAAGTTTATGATATAAAAAATAAAAATCCCCGGGATAAACCCGGGGACCCAACATTCACAGTTTAAAGAATTTTCTGATATTTAACGGCTTATCCAAGTATCTGATAATCATTGCATCAATCTCTTTAAAAGATTCATTGACATTATCAAACCATTCAGTGTCTGATTGGCTTCCAGGTGGATACTGTTTTCTCATATCGAAAATCATATCTTTGATATTGTTATACAAATTCTTGATTGAGTATGATTCTTGATTGACCTCTTCTTCAGACATCATCTCGAATGGAAGTTCATTGAATTCAAGAATCTTCGTCTTTACGGAACCAATTCCATAGTTGACTATGATTCTCAATTCATCCAAATTGTGATAGTTTGAAACTTTCACAATCTTCTTCCAGAGAGATGTTGGCTTCTTTTTGATATTAGGCACACAAATCACTCCCAATCTTAAAAAGATTTGTCGTTATCAATTTGTCCATATCAGAATTTATCTGTCTCCAAATCGATATTGTATGTGTCTTTTAAATGTTTCACATAGTCATATCCATTGAACTGTTTACCCAATGGATTGGATGCCAATAATGCATGTATTCCTGAAACATGTTTGAGAAATTTACGTAAGTCTTCTTCCGTGAAACCAAACTCTTTCTCAAGAACAGCAGCATCGATTGCAACCATCTGACGACCGATATCAAATGCAACGTCATTGAATATCTCTGCACGCTTCTCATCAATGAGTTTTGCTAACATCTTTTCGACTTGGGATTTATTGTGTATTTGCGCTTTCATACCACATTCTCCTTATCTGAATATATCACTAAGCTCTTCATACTTGTCATCCTTTTTCTTTTCTTTATCGAATTCAACAAACTGTCTTACCGTTGTATTCTGTTTGGTTATCGCATTTATTAAGTCTTGAGATACATCCATATTGGAGCTACAGTTATATGTCACCTGTTTCGTTTCTGTATCACGTGTTATCGTAACGCGAAACGTATCCCCAATACTCATAATCAGTACATCCCCATATACCTCGATATCCGCAGTTAAATTAAAATGATACATAAAATCATTCCTTTCATAAATAATTTTACTTCTGGTATAACAAAATTTGTAATTTGACATCTCGTTGGACAGTGTCAAATTGTTGAATTCATTTGAATGCGTCACTGCTCCGCACACAGTGATTCATTCGGAAATCTCCTTTCTTTTGATGCCGGTTGATTCCCCGCCCGAAAGGGCGGGGAGTTAAACCAGTTATTTATAAAATTCTGCATATATGACATGATTCATCATATTGACCAATCTGGTTATCGTTAACGCGGATACATTCATCGATAACTTCTCTTCCTTGGTTGAAGCATTAATATACTTCTGAATGAATGTTTGAACATTCGAAACAACCGTCATCTTCAAATGCTTACTCAGTCTATCATGAACAACCTGTGGAGTTATCTTAAAATAATCAATTACCCACGACAGTAACAGATGTAATGTACCAACAGATTCATCGAAATCAAATATTGCAATCTGTTCGGTATCTTTTGCTATTATGAATCGCATCTTGATATCAGGTTGATGTTGATGAACTTCTCTCAATATCATACACAGTTTGGATGCTGCAATAGTATTTGTTGAGGAATTCAACATGTTTACTATTGTTTCATTGAGTGATGTCTTATGGATAACATCATCGTGTAATGCACGAATGAGTGCTTGCATAATGATGTCGTTATTCTTCTTTCGTGAAACATCAATTCTGATTTCTTCTGCTGTCAACTCTTTCAGATGTTTCAACGCTTCCGGTGTTAACAATGCTAATGATTCATCTACCGTCATCTTAATTCCTCCTTTTATTATTGTTCCCCCGGCTAAGCCGGGGGACTTGTTATTCTTCTTCCCATTGCATTGAGTTTGTTGACAAACAATATCTTCTGAATGTTTTCAATCTCAATTTTGCAAAGATGATATCCATGGGAACAGATTCATCTATGATGTCATAGTAATGGCAGATTTTACCACAGTATCTCAATCTACCGAGAACTTGTTTTGTGGTTATCGTTGATTTGAATGGTGAACAACAAATGATATCCGTTGTTCCGGGAATATCTGTTCCTGTACCACATGATTGAATTGTCGTGATGATTACATCTCCGGCACGTGCTCTATCGTTCTCTTTCTTTGAATTGTGAGAATTGATTGTGGTTATATTCAAATCATACTCAAAGTATTTATCTCTACCAAGAGTCATGTTCATCATATATCTCAATTCATTGCATTCATCAATCAATGGCAAGAACACAAGAATCTTAGAATGGTTATCACTCTTGAAACATTCTCGAATGATTTCGATGATACACTTGTAATGCATCTTCTTCTTATCTTTATCGATAACGAACTTGCCATACTTGACCGGAGACATTCCTCTTCCACCTGCAACTTGATAACGATATCTTGCAGGTAGACAATGAGTATTCAAGAATATAGCATTATACTCAACCCATTTACGAGTATGATTCTCGCTCTTCTTGAAGTATGTTGCTTTCGAGAATACTGATTTGAAGATTGCATCTTCATCACGATTCGATCTACCATCGGTTGCCGTCAGATACAGATTACGACGAACATTCATTGCGAAATCAATCTTTAAAGTATTGGCGAAATTCAAATGGGCTTCATCAATGATTTTCAATCCTATACCGAGATTCGATATAGCCTTATTCATCATTTCAAATGATTCACCCATTCTACCGAATGCATGTAAGAATGTTGCATGTGACAGCAGATACACTTCACCTAAGTCAAGTTCATTATCGATAGCAGTCATCAGATCTGATGTATCGAGAGAATGGATATCTGCATCACACATTCCAGTCTTCTCGATATAACTCTTTCGCCATTGTTTCAATATATCGATAGAGCCACATATTACGAGTGTCTTGGTCTTATATACACATGAACCAACGCATGAACAGTATGTCTTGCCGAGCCCGGTTGCTGCGACTACGAATATCTGATTCACATCAATGATATCATTCCAAATACCGGTACCTGCAATGAAGTCGATGATTTCAGTTTGAATGTCATCTCTCGGAGGAACGATTTCCTCGTATTCAAAGTTCATGGGTTTACATGGATTTCCTCCGGATAGAAGCTTCACCTCGCACTGAGTTTTCAGCATGTTTACCAGATAATCTACACTAACACCTTTATTCAGGTATAACGTATTTGTCTTTTCATCAATATAGAATCCGAGTATATTAATTGATTCAATATACTCATCTTCATATTGATATTTGTCCAACAAAGGTTCGAGTATATTAATACATTCATCGGCATCCGACACGGTTATGTGTGTCGGATGCACTTCTATAATGAATTTCATAATAAGACAATCCTTTCTTATTTGATTACGACTCTCGCTATTGGAACACCTGGAACATGTTTCGGTCGTTTCAATGGTGCCTGCATTGTAGAAGGTTCCATCGAATCAATATTGATTGTGGATATTCTACTATCAGCATGATACAGCTTAACTGTGTTAGATTTAGTAACACAAGCTACACTGAACAGACTATCTCTTTCTGTCAGGGTGAGTATCGGGAATGGTTTCGAATACTTCTTTGATGTGGTAAGGAACTTGGAATGATTGAGTCTTATCTTACCAGACTTAGCAACATACAACAGGAACGGTTTCTTTGGATCTATGAAGAACATTCCACATACTTCGTCATCTTCACCACTATCGATGATTGTCTGTCCAGATGATTCAACGGTCTTCTGAACATTCAAATCCGATGAAGCTATCTTTTTGCCGAGACCATTCTTTGTGTATATCAGTATATCCGGATTATCATTCGGAAGTAATTCCAATATGGATACAATTGTTTCTCCTGGAGTCAACGGCATCAACGGTTTCTTTGACGAATTAGACGGGAATCGTTCAATGGGAATTACTTTGATACGACCCATGTTCGTTAACAATGCAACATTGTGATCAACGTTTGACACAACGTGGAGACATCCAGACATCTGCGAACGTCCTATAGATGTTAAAGTTATCTGTTTCTCATGAGGAACTTTATTGACATCCACCCATAAGAATCTAGCTTTGTCATCTATACAACAAACTTCATCTCCGGATATCGGAATGATATCAGATGATATGAAGTTCGGGTCAGATGTTTCTGAGAACACGATTGAACCATTGGATTCGATTTCAACATATCCAATGTTCTTATCTGCATTATTATTCGAACTGCCGTTGAGAATCTTCGAACGACGGGGATATCCGTATGTCTTCTTGATTTCTGTCAGTTCATCGATGATAATCTGTTTGATTGTTTCTTCGGAAGATATTGCATGACGAGCATAATCAATATCTGATTCAACTTCTTTCAATCGTTTAACAGTTGCTTCATACTCTTTTGCAGATATCTTATACATCGGAGACTCTGCAACTATCTTAGCTTGAGAAGTTGTTATGTGTGGTTTGAATGCTTTAACCAATTCATTGATAATTCCTTCTTTATCAGATTTGGATTTCTCAATGATTGAGATGGTTGTGCGCAGATTCTTACCATTCAACATGAATGCTTTACCTGTAAGCTGATTCTTTTCAGCATTATAACGAACAAGCTTTCTTTGGAAATATCCGCGCTTCTCGAATATACGATGCTTAATCCATGCACATAAGATTTGTCGTTCATCATATACCTTCGTAGTCAGATTGGTATCAACAACATGCATGTTTGATGTTGGTATCTGCGAACGGAATCCGGGTACTAATCTGAATAGCTTATTGATTACATTATACAGATTACACGGTTTACACTGGATGACATATCTGAGCTTTCCTTCAATAAGATTCGAATCATCATTTGCATTGATTATCTCGGATATGGCATGTGGACCTTTCTGGAGTTCACATAACTTAGCATCAATATCATCAAAGAATTTCATATATGGAGTATTCTTAAATATGATTTGATAATTCATATTATCTACTTCGAATGATGATTGGAACATGAAGTTTCCTGTATCCAATATGATGATATCACATCCAGTCGGAGAATCCGGAACCAGATGTACTTTAGCATCTGGATTCTTTAACAGCTTGATTGTTGCATCTGCAATCTCATTCAGATTATATGGAGGAATGTCCGATGACATTGTCCAACCAATACCGGAAGTTCCATTCAATAATACTATCGGGAATTTCGATGGCAATGTGATTGGTTCCAATATATCAGGAGATGAAGATTGTTTCATATTTACTTTGTTATCAAACTCACTGAACAGAATGTCATACGCAAACTTTGACATCTTCATGTCCAAGTATCTTGGAGATGCATAATCATCGCCAGATGTTGCATTACCTGAGTTACCTGTTTCCAGAGTTGATAACAATGGAATGTTATTCGCAAAGTCTTGGGCCATTCGTGCAAATGTTCCACCCATACCTTGGTCACCGTGAGGATGGATTGTGAGAACGATACCAACCATGGTACCAACCTTGAACTTATTCAGTCCATACTTGGTATATATCATATACATGATTCTTCTCATTACGGGTTTCAATCCATCTGCGATACTCGGGAATGAACGTTCAAGATTTATATTCATTCCATATATACAACGATAATCAACCATCAATGGTTTCATATCAGCTTCGGTTACATTTGGATTTTCTGGATAATCTTCATCGATTATTCTATTAAACATTTTATCACATCTCCCTTTCGATTTAAAATTTATTGTATATTACGGCATCCAACTTTCGGAAGTATTCAGTTACCGATGGAAGGTTGAACCAGTTGTATGTCAGACCATATGTATTTCCATTCTTGAAAGAATTGAATATCGGACCAGCAAGATCCTTTTCATGCCAATCACCATTGTTATCTTTCCATTTGTATTTCTGATTCAATGATTTATTAATACATCTTCCAGAACGGAATTCATCATTGTAAATGACTACTTTGAATTCAACGGTCATTGCATCCAGATTCAATCCCATCTTTGTACTTGGATAGTATGCTTTCGCATCTGCATCCAATGAAGCATATATTATATTATTTATCATCTTACCATTCAGAACTTGTCCTGTTGGTAAGTTATGTTCTGTTGGTGCAACATACGCTCCTTCATACTTCGTATCTACTCTCGGGTCGATTACTCGAGCGCAAGCTTGGATTACTCCTTGAGCTTCGAAATCAAATTCTCGTGCTCCTCGACATATGTGAGTTTCTTGAGAGCATTTCGAGAATTGAGTTACGAAGTCATATGACAATGACACGAATGCTGAAGTATCACTTGCGATACTTTCAATTGCAAGCTGAACAACAACGTCTCTGACATTGTACTGTACAAACTGTCTATAGTTTCTGTATGCTCTTTCACGGAATTGAGAATTATCCGGGTCAGTCAACTTAACGATTCCCGCAACTTCTTCACCAACATAGTTCAATGAATATGATGGTAATGCACTTTGACCTTTTCGAATCTGCGCATACAGTCTCATCTGACACATGTAAGTTGTGAATGATGATATGAAGTAGAAATCCTTGGAAGTTGATATGTCATACTTCTTTGGCTTACCATCTCCCTTATGCATCATATTGCTCTTCTTCTCATCAAAGAAGTATATCTGATGTGTCTGCAGTTCTTTCGGAATTACAATGCTTTCAGGATTACCACCCAACCATTTTATTCGATTAATCAGATAATTGACATCGAACGGAGCATTCCAAGATAATGAGAACATCGGACGATATTTATTTATATATGCAAATATCGTTGCAATCATATCTAATTCATATGCGAAATCAAAGAAGTGCAATTTAACATCATAATCACCAATCCATTGTTGATTATCTTTATCATCTTCTTTTATTTCTCGAATGAACTCTTGTTGATGAGATTTTATCCATTCATAATCTTCAGCTTGTTTATCTCTTAAATCCCAGAATCTTTCATCCAGTATGTTTGGATTCTTTGGTCTTGGTCCTAACATGAATACCACACATAACTTCTGCTCTTGGAATATCAGAGTAACAACGTTTATCGGTTGAGGAGCTACTGTGTAATCATCCAGCTTTACTGGTCTATCCAATACATCAACCTCGATATCAAGGAATACGTTAGTAACACATCCGATATCGAATTCCTCATCATGCGTCTTTCTCCACTCGAGTCTATAATAAACATCCGGAAGTAAGTCAGCTTTAAACACATAAGGATTCTGACACATAAGCTTTCTTAATGCTCTACTCTTCTGATCTTCCGATCGGTCATAAATCTCTTTATATGTAATCTTCTGGCAAACTTTGTATTCGTCATAATATATTGCTTCACCAGCTTCAGCTGCAATCAATCCAGCTATCTGAGAAGGTTTACATCTTACCTTGTAACAATCCTCAATCTTTGCCCAAGCACGTTGGAATTTATAATCACGAAGTTCTTTCTTAATGAACCAGATATCTATCCAGGCATGTTCATAATTTACTTCAAGCTGATGAGTAACAGGTGACCAGTATATTACCTCAAAGCATTCTGGCTTTTGATAATATCTGACATCAACTAACTGACTGCCTTCCGGATATACAAATTTATCATTATATTTAAAATCCAAATTGAATCATCTCCTTGTCATATTTCTTGTATGATGAAGTGTCAACATCATATACCAAAATAAATATATAAATATAAAAAAGATATTTCAATTATTTTTATTTTTATGAGAAATACACTATAAGGTACTTCTTCTTACTCGAACCCGAAAGCCTAAGGAACTTTCGGCTAACTCCTTCTTCTTCGGTTGAATGGGAATGGGAAATTGGCTAAAGAAATCCGGGACGTCCGCGGTTAGGTGTCTGAGCGAAAGGAAAAAGGAAAGAAAGCTTCGAATAGATCCTACCCCCGAAAGGGGGAGGGGGAAGGGCGGAGCCCTTGGGGGAGGGGGAATACAAGGAACTATTTGCATTTTCCCACTCTTAAAATGGTCGAAAATGACGATTTGTTTTGAAAACCGCTTCGTAATCTTATAAAAGGAGGGATGCTTAATGGCATTCACAAATTCATCATTGGCTGAAATGATTTCTATTTCTCCCAATAGAACTTCTCCACGTAATCAGCCAATATCAAAAATAACAATACATCACTGGGCAGGTACTGGCACTCTGGAAACATTCAAGAATAATGTAATGAATCCGAAACGAGAAATGTCAGCAAACTATGCAATCGACTCATATGGTCATATCGGATTATTCTGTCCTGAGGGTGATCGTTCATGGTGTTCATCATCTCCTTGGAATGATCATCGAAGTGTGACTATCGAGGTTGCTAACTCTGCATATGGTGATGCATCAGGATGGCCGATATCAGAAGCTTCTTACAAATCTCTTATCAAACTCTGCGTTGATATCTGTAAGAGGAATGGTATAAAGAAGCTTGAGTTTACTGGTGATAGGAATGGTTCGTTGACTTATCACTACATGTTTTCTCAGACAATTTGTCCAGGTCCATGGATAAGATCCAGAACTACTGAAATCTGTAATCTAGTAAATGCTCAACTGAATGGTGGTTCATCATCAACAACTAAACCTACTACGAAACCATCAACAGGTTATACAAAATCTCTTAAGGGCAATACGGCTGTTTATGATGCTCCGAATGGAAAGAAGGTTGGAACCGTAGGTGTCGATGGAGTATACACGATTACTGAAGAAAAGGTGAATGGTAACATAACTTACGGAAAACTTAAGTCTGGTAAAGGCTGGGTAATCGTTAAACAAACCGCTTCACAACCCAAGACAACGACAACAACATTCAAAGTGAATGATCTTGTATCGATTGCTTCGAATGCAAGATACTACAACGGCGGTGCTATTCCTCAGTGGGTTCTCCAAGAGAAATGGTACATTTCATCAATCTCGGGAAACAGAGCAGTTCTTGGTCTTAATCAGAATAAGAACAGAAACATTCAGTCTCCGATAAATACAAAGTATCTGACAATTGTGAATGTTCCGAAACAGTCATCGTGGTGGAGTGGTAAGGTTAATTCACAAATCAGAGAACTTCAGCAGATTCTGAATATCGGTGGAGCCGGACTCAAGGTAGACGGTATTGCGGGAGATGCAACATTTGCTGCATGCAAGAAGTATACCGTTGAGCAGGGCGATACTGGTAACTTGATCAAATGGGTTCAGAAACGTCTGGGCGTTGCTGCAGATGGTATCGCTGGGCCTGCAACAATGAATGCAATATACGCTTTCCAGAGAAAAAATAAACTCGGTGTCGGTTATCTCGGTGGAGATGATTGGAAGTATTTAATCCGTTAAAAGAAAAAAAAGAATCCCCCGGCTTAGCCGGGGGATATATACTTAATCTGCCTCCATGAAGCGAGAGTACATCTTCTCAACTTCAGGGAGAAACGTTACTTTCTTTTTCTCCCATTCGCTTTCAATGAAAGCGATCCTTTTGATGTTCTTGAAGCCGTTGGAGCTTGTAATATATTTCATTACAATCTCTTCTTGATCGACATCGAATATTGGGAGTGCGCTGTGGTCAGTGACCAGCGGAAATTCCGCTGACGCCCAATCGACATCGAAGGAAGTGAAATACTTATAACGTGTAAATTCAATAAGCTTTCTTAGTGAGACTTTATCGGCAGCTGTTACTTTCCCATCCAGGTAGGGAACAATCCTTAGATTGGGATTATAAACACATCTGTCGATGTGCTCGTCTGCGGTTGGTGAGACATCCTCACCAAGCTCCGGGGCATATTTCATTTTGGCCGCGAGCCCCTCCGCGGTCATGGTATATGTCCTATCAAATGATAGGACGTATTTTTCAAACATCATGTTTCCTCCCATCTGTACCTCGAGTGGTACAATTTATTGTCGGGGGCGATGACTGCCATCTGCTGACCCCATTTGGGGTCTTTTCCGACCTTGATTCGGTAACCCTTGCTCTTTAAATAATCAAGAGCTCCGGTTTTACCGCCATAGAAGATGCAGTTTTCTTTGGTCGGTTCCATCTCGCCCGCAAATTCATTTGCGAACTCGGAAGCAGGATCCTGACTGTCGAATATGCGGCAGAAATAGTCTGCCACCTTAGCTGGATTATCCTGCTTAATCCACTTCTGAATTTTTGATTCCAGAAGTGGAACACCTACTGTGCACATAGATGCAACGGCTTTGCCAAAGTTGTCAAATGCCTGATCTAATCTCATAAAGGTACCTCCTTCCCTTCAATTGCACCATGCGTCCATAAGACGCATAATTTCGATCTGCTCCTTAGGCTCAAAGCCCTTGAGCGTTCCGAGCATCCAATCGTTATGAGGCAACTGATCCTTATACCAGCTGCCGATTCTGCGATATACATTGCGATCCTCGTCGATGACTGCAACTCTTAAAGTGTTATCCTCATCATCACTGACGATAACCTTCATCAGTTCGCCTGGCTGGGGAGTTGGGCCAGGACCCACAATGTGATCATATTCTCCGCTTGCGAATATGATGTCAATGTTCGTATCCTTAAGATTCTTCTTAACTGAGTCGATGATCATATTCATATTTGTCATAAGCTTCCCTTTCTGGTCATAAAGACCCTGGCTATTCTTTTCAACGGGAGCCACCCTGAAAATTTTATCGAGATTCGAATTATATTTAATTCTTATCTCATATTAATAATATATATTTGAAATTCCAATATAATATAAAAATGATAGTTTGTATATACATCATTGGTATGGATGCGAGCTCAAAGCTAGCTTGAACTCCTTCCAATTGACGTTCGGCTCGGCTTACGGTCCGCTGGGTCGGTATCGTTCTATGTCCATTTCCGAGATACGATGGGCATAGTCGGAGGGTGGATTGGTCTTCCACCCTCCGCCTCCTCTAAAATTATTTTTTACATTATACGGGGGCTTGCGCCCCCGTATACATTATTTTTATTCTTTTTCAGCTTCTGCTTCTTCTTCGTCAGTGCCTCTGCCGTTTGATAACTCTTCAAACATTTCAGGATTCTCTTCGATTTCTGAAGCTTTGGTTATTACTTTTTTCTCATCCATCTTTATTCACCTGCCTCTCCATGTTCGAGAATATAGTCAGCTTCGCCGAACTGTCTCATCACATATTCGAATGACTCAACTATGTTGATGTTCTTACGACCATGCTGGATAAGATTATCAAGATGAGCATCCAAGTCTGCAGTCATCTTGGGATCAAATGTCGGATCATCTTTCACATCATCAACCGATGTCTGTTTGATGTTGGAGAAGTTGTCAACGAGCCACTTCAGATACTTAGCCTGTTCAGATGATGTATTGATCCCTGTCTTCAATATAGCTTCACATGCTTTGATTGCCTGGGAAGTTCTCTGGAAATCTGTGGGATGAGGATCCATTGTAAGATTCGAGAACTTATGCATTACCTTTACAAGCTCATCAAGAATCTTTGGATCGAGATCATTGAATGCGAATTTGTACTCATCGTGAGCACCAACTACGAAGAAGAATGTTACAGGAAGCTTGTACATTGCAGCGAAAGCATCTGCAAACTGCTCTTCAAGGTCTTTACTATTCATGAACGCCTTATATTCCCTTTTCGATATTCCGGGCCATGCCGCGTCTGCGATGGCAATGAGTGATGCGGGAATGCCGATGAAGAATGCAATTGGAAGAGTTGCCTTGAATACAAAACCGATTGCCGTTGCAACACTTATGAGAATTGCTGCTATAATGCTACCGGGTCTGCTCTTGTAACTATCTTCAACACTCTGAATAGCTTGCTCAGCCTTATTGATATAATCCTTTGCATATGCATCAGCAACTGAAGTATCCTTTGGGACATCCTTTGCCTTTACACTCTTCTTCAGATTCTTAATAAGCTTTACGGCATTCTTCAAAGGCTTGTATGATGTGATAAACATGAGCCTTGTTATCATAGCCTTCTTCTTGATCTTGGATATCTTATTACCAGACTGCTTCTCAAGTGTATTGATGTATCTGGTCAAGATTGTTCTCTTCATCTTAGCAGAATCAGCCGCAATTGCCGCATTGATTGTTGCTGTATATGCTGTAACCCATGCAGCATTATCCCACATCAACATTGTGCAGATGTTGTGGAATATCTCATGAAGAAGAATTGATATAACATGCTGACCAAACAGCTTTGGATCCTTGGATGCAGTGAATCTGAACATGCCGTTCGATACGACTATCCTCATTCTGAATCCATTCAGTTTGAATCCGTACTTCTTGGAGATTGTTACTTTCTCATGCACTGGATCAACACGATTTGCCGTAGTATATGCGACGATATCTTCGTCATCGATGACACTCAAATCGATATGACAATCGAACTGTCTCTCAAGCTCTTCAATCGCTCTGTTCCAGTTAGGATCGAACCTGAGTTTCTGAGCATCAAGAAGTCTATCTTCCTTGATATCAGACTGAGCTTCACGAGCTTTATTGATGAACTTGATTGCATTTACGATACCCGAATTATCGAATCTCATGTACTTGAGTTTTGTTGGGTCAACAGCAGTAGATGCAACTGACTCAGAATACATACCAACATTCGTTGGTTTTACATCGTAACCGAGTAATGAGAATAACTCATAACCCATGTTCGATGATTCATTGAATGTTTCATACAGATCGATCATCTGTGAAGATTCACCGATGTTGTCATCTGTTGGCATATCTCCGGGAGCTTCTGCACCGAACATTGTTGATGGTGTATCTTCCTCCTTGGGAATAGAAGACATAGACCCTTGATTTGCATCTGCATTGAATACAGGATCAGGTTCTGTGTCAGTAAGATTAGAATCATCTGATATGAACTGCTGAGTGAGTTCAATGTTCTGATTCTGAATAGCATCAAGTCTGTTATCGATTCTTCCGGATATGTTATCCAGTAATGCTGCTAATGCACGAATGATGGCATCCTTGTTACTAGCAGCCGCAATGTTTGATGGTGCGATAACCATATCCTCATTGACTTTGATTGTCTTGATCTTATCATTGCACATTACCTGTGCGGGAATCTGATAATCCTGTATTGCTGTCTCGAGTGCAGCAACAATGTTGGGAGACTCCTTGATTGTCTTCTCCACCTGGAGTTTCAACTCTTTCGGAGGAATCTTGAATAACTTCTTCAACTTCTCCTCACGATTATCATCTTCCATCGTATCATCAGTTGATACATCTTCTGATTCACCGATCTTTGCCGTTGGAGTAGGTGCAGATGTAACTGCTTTTGCTTTACTTAATGCAGAATTCAATGAGTCTGTTGATGCATTCATACCAACATCATGCGTGCCGGTAGAATTCGGGTCAGATGTATTTACATCAGCTTCAACGATTTCTTCATCATTGTCTTCTATCAATGAATTGAGTAAACTTGAATTCATATCATGCTTTACCACCTTTCTTTTTATTTCTTAACTTTGTTGATTCTTTGCATAATGTATACACACATCAAACAGATATGTGCTTTGACTATCTCGCCATCATATCCATACTTTCTACGAAGAGGAATGATGACTGGTTCTCCAGATATGCATCTATCAACCGCCGAAGGCATCGTCTTTATTCTGGATATAAACTTGGTGCTATTTATATCAGTTAAAGAGTTGCCTTCTTGGATGATAAACACATAAAAGATTTTATCGATGATATTTCCCAAATCGGAATATTTCACCAATTGAGAGTATCGATACAATTCAGCCTTCTTGACATGACGCATATCAGATATTGCCGAATACAGATTGGAATTCTCTTTGGCGTATAACTCATCACCATTCTTCAGTAATCCGATTAAATCGGATCTGATTTTGGATAAGTTTCCAGTCAATTCAGTTTGATCTCCATTGCCCGAAGTATCTTCATCTGCCATGTAGTTTTTATTCTCGATATTCTCGTAATACTTGGAAGCCAACCAACACATTGTTTGGTTGAATGAATTACGTAAACGATTCATGAAATCAACTATCAACTTTGGAGTTGGAGTTAATAACAACTTCCTCCAGTATGCTTCATAACAAGATTGAACAATACCAAGAATCCAATCTATTACAGATTCAGAATGTTTGATATCATATTTATTCGAGAGATGCATGTAAGTATACTCCATACACTTCTCATTGAATATGACTTTCTTTGCAAAATACTTGTTGAACATCAATGAATATATCGACATTCCAAGTTGTTGTTTTGCAGATTCTTTCAGTTTATGATATCCAAGTTTCTCTGCATGCAACATAACCATTGCATGCAGAGTATTTATTGGAACTTCAGTGAATGTTTTGAAGTTGTTTACCGCGGATACTTCTTTGGATATTGCAATCAATATCTTCTTTAATGAAGCATTCGTATATCCGAACAAAGCCAAACAATCATCAATGTATTTGATTGGCCATTTAACTTTGCCTGCGGGATATTTCTTTGATAACATATCAGAGTTATCATTTAAGAAAGTATCACCGTATTGAATATATGAATTACGACAGTCAGCTTTCTGTAAACATTCATCAATGTTATTCATAAACTCACGAAGAATATCTGATTTGACAAACTCATCAGATTCGTATATCAAATCGATACACTCTTCTTCTGTCAATAAGAATTGTTCCTGAAACAGATTAAACAAGTTTACACATCTCCTTTCTTATTGATGTATCATAAGAAAAAAGATTACTTGTTCTTGTTCTTCTTATTCTTCTTTGAGTATGACTTGGGAGCTTCCTCTGTAACAGCCTCCTCAGCAGGAGTCTCATCAGCTGTCTCCTCTACAGGCTCTTCAGCAGGAGCTTCCTCATTAACGAATTTGGGATCCCATGAAGAACTGTACTCGGATAATTCGCCAGTGTATTCTCTTATACCAACGGGCTCTTCCTTTGCAGGCTCCTCAACAGCCTCCTCATCAGGGGTCTCAACCTCGACAGGAATGTCGTTCTCGATAGCTTTCTCGATAACTTCCTCAGCCTTGGATTCCTTCTTAGCCTTCTTAGGCTTCTTTGCCTCTTCCTTCTTAGCAGCCTCTTCCTTCAGAGCTTCCTCGGCTAACGCCACACCGGGATTGAAGATAGCATCGATGTTATCAGAAGTAATCTGAGTAAGAGTATCATCAGCAACGAATACCTTGAGTGTACGTATCTTGATGATCTTTGCAACCTGTTCCTGAGTTGCTTCTACATTCTTAACAGGTGCGATAGCCTTGAGTCCAGGGATTAAGCCTTTGCCTAAAACATTTACTTTCATTTTTAAAACCTCATTTCATAATTATTTTTCATTATTCATTGCATTTCGAATCTTGTTTATTGCATAATAGGATTCTGATATTAAATCAGTTTTTATTCCCATAGCAGATAAGAACAGATCCGCCTGCAACAGTGTTGGTTTATCGAACACACCTGTCTTGATGTCTGACAAAGATACTGAACCTTTCTCAGCTATCTCTGCAGTCATTGCTTGGTATTCAGTAACATTATCACCACGAGCACCGATGATTTCAGATAGTACAGTATTTGCACCAACACCCGCAAGAAGTTCATTCTCCATGCCGGTCATAGTACCACCCTTAGAATCACCTTTAGCTTCACCAGTCATAACATCAGTATCCGTATCATCCAGAATCAATCCGGTCTTCTTGGTTACCAATTGCTGGGGGCGTTTAATGTTGATATATCCAACCAATACAGGTTGTCTCGATCTTACCGGTCGGTCTTTGTTCGACGATAAATGGGGCATATAGATGTATTCGAACAGCTTCACATCGATAACCTTTGCAGCTTTCTCAACATTCTCCCACATTATCTTTCGACTGTTATCGCCGAATTCTTCGATATCACATCTGATTTGTGATTTGTCATCATTCAAGAATTCTTTTATATATTTATCGAATTCCGCATCATTCATTGTTTGGAATTTATTACGATACTTCTGAGCATTTATCCCAGATGGATCCAAAGCTTTTAAAACTCCATCGATCATATCTTGAACTTTCTTACGACGTTCATTCATATATTATCAAACTCCTTTCCTATTATAAGTATGCTTTGTGCAAATATAACTCATTGAGTTTATTATACGAGATACCGATTAATGCTTTATTGGTATCTGCACCATACGTAGTTTGAGCATCACCAGTTACTTCGACAACCAAAGCATCAACACCATCAGAAGTTTTATCAAAGTAACAGTCTACAGTTATACCGGATATACTTAAACGATTACACTGTTCAGCCAACTTGTCTTTGATAGTCTGAGGTATACTGGGATCATCTGCATATTCCATTAAGTATGATTCTATATCGATGCCTATCTCGGGTAGTGATGGATACTGACCCGGTTTCATAAACAACAACGTGAGAATTGTGTTTATGCACATCTCGAATGTAGATATCACTTTGGGTTTATACATTGAATCTGTATCCAGTAATACATCATATCCAAGCTTCTGGAATATACGTGGATACTTTCTATCTACTTCAGATAGTTTGATTCCTTTCGTATCTAACATATTTGATCACCTCTTTATTCTGGACGGTTGTTATCGCTCTTCACATAGTCATTGATGAATTCATCATACTTCTTATCCATTATCTTTATATAGTGCTGACCACTCTTGCCGCATTCATATTCCATCATTGCATCTTTTCTATGCTCAATATCTCGATTGTGTTCCATATAAGAATCATTGAATCCACCCTGCTTTATTTCAACATGTAAATTCAAACTGGGTAAGAAGAAATCTGGAATGTATAAATGCTGAGTGCCATCTCCCCATTTATACCAGAAATCCTGGGGAGATGGACAGATGATATCATCCGGAGACCATCCCAAAGATTTCAACTTATCCAAGAAATCAGCTTCATATGAACCAATGATTCTGAACTTGTGTTTCTCATCCCAGATGTAATCCTTTGCATCATGATGATTGTATAACATCTTACGCTGTTGAGAAGCTTCATTGAGTAAGTGCTCCTTACCATAAACTTTCACCATGCGTTCTTTCATCATCTTTACATATGCTTCTTTACATGCGGGATTCGAACAGAACCTTTCATATTTCAACGAGCTCTCATTGAACTTAACTGGTTTCTCTTTGCACATAACGCACAACCGTCCCATTGGTTTATTCACCAATAATGAATATGCAAACTCCAAAGGTTCACATTCTTCCGGAACTTGGTCATTGTGCACTTCTGCAACATGATTACAGTATTTCTGTTTATTATTGAATATCTTTGGACAGAATCTGCATTTTGTATTTCTCATGAGAATCATTCCTTCTTTCCATATATAATATGTAATAAAAAATTACCCTCGCGTCACTGTGTAAAGAATAAGAAAATACTACTCCCCCGGCTAAGCCGGGGGACAGCATTCTCATATTATTCATTGCGCAATTGCATGTCAATATCCTCAACAGAATTCTGAACTTCGACTTGATTTCCATCTGACAGCAAAATCGTTGTATACATCTCACCAAGGGGTTTCGCATAACCCGTGATTATTGATTTATGCAATCTGAGTGGAGAGCCATTCTTAGATACTAATACAACAAATCCATCTGGCATATTAATCACTTCCTTTTCTCATTCAAATTTTTTGTGCTCATCAGGTTTTAACATGTACCGAACATCGTTAACCAGCAAGTCATATTGCCGGTTCAAAATAATATATGACATCTTGCGCAATTCTTGTAATGCATACAGTGTTTCTGGATTCTCGGTATTGATTGTTTTTGAATATAGATTCACGAAGTTCAATATCCTCATTCCCAAGAACTGAAGTTCTTCATCTGATATCTTTTCTCTTCGTTCATCTACTCTTTCTTTCTCATCATCTTTATCAGTCTCAGAATAAATTATCATAAATATTCACATCCAATCTATATTATATGATTCTTGTATGCATTTAAAATATTTATATATGAAAATATTTTATTTATTATTTAAATGAAAATAAATATGTCGAACCGGTCAGTAATTTGGCACATACTATGTATGTGATAAATTTGAATATCAAAATTTTAAATGAATGGAGTTGTGAAACATGGAAACGAAAATAAAGTTTGAGTTTTCGGATTCTTTTAAACAGAATTTCGATATACTGTGTTCGCGGTATAATGAAATTCTGGGTAAACTGGAGAATGCGACAAATAAAGCAAAAGCTTCAGATACGAAACCAGAACTTGGTCTGTGTGCCGACGGATTCGCATTTCGTTATGTGAGTGCAGACGATCTTTCAGACTATATTGACGGATTAGTTCGTTGCGTTAGCAATGGTATGCTCGATGCAGTAAACGGTGATACGAACACTTTCGCTGTTGCATGGGTTATGCGTAAGCTGAGTGGAAATGGTTCAGACCTTATAAAGGTAGCTGATACCAAGATTCATTCAATGACACTTAGAGGACTGCTGAATCTGGTTGACTTGAATGATGTGTATGGTGAACATATCATATCAGGATGGGAGATGTTGAAGCGTGCTGGTTGTGGAAAGTTCAACGGCTGTGTCAGCACAATATCAAGTCTTGATTGGGTTACTAAGGTAAAGCGTCTGATATCGGGAATCGGTTCAGTTCTCGAAGGATCTGGAATCGATAATCAGCATGTAATGGATTATGTTCGTATGAGTATCGAGGAGATGTTGCTGTTCGTTGCAACATTGAATATCAAGACAATGATGGGCATGGAGAAGTTCGTTGAACCTCGTTGTGAGTATGGTGCTACCCAGCTCGTAGATACAGTAAAGGAATCTGTAGATCTGTCAATCTATAAACCAATCTTCTTGGTACTGAGTGAAGGCAAGACTCCAATTATCTCCAACGGTATCAAGCAGGTTACTGGATCAAACTTCTCACACATCTCAATCAGCTTCGATCCCGGTCTTGAGTTGATGTATTCATTCGGTGGTCCGGTTGAGAATGATGTATATGATAATGATTCATATGGTTGCCGTAAAGAAGCAATCAAATCAAATCTGTATGATGGAATCTATGCCAAGGTATTCGTAGGATTTGTTTCCTCGGATAACTGGGGTAAGATGATGAACGCATGTGAAGAATATGCCAATGCAGATACAAAGTTTGATTGGCGTATATTCAGAAACAAGATATTCGGCATTGATAAGATGCCTTCCGGTGATAACAAGTATGCGCAGGTTTGTTCAACATTCGTGAATGCTTTGTTCGGTGATATCGGTTTACTGAATATGACCGGAAAGAATGCTCCTACTCCCGCAGATTGGAATGACACTCTGTTTGATTCACCTGAATGGATTCAGATCTTCTATGGCAAGGCTGAAACATATGATGCTAAGTATTATATGATTGCGGAGAAGTTCGCAAACAAGGCAAAGTCAAAGCCAGTTGACATGGTAACAGAATGCTGCTTGCTCAAGACAGGTTCACTGACATATCACAACAGTCTTCCTTTCAACTGCAACTTCCGTGACATTGTATTGAATGATACAACTCCGAAGTTCTCAGATGTTACAGCGGCATTGATATACATCTTATCGAATGGAGAATCTCCTATTGCGATGCTGATTGAGATGTATAACAAATCAAAGCGTATGCTGTTCCAAGGTGGAGATGCTTGTGGCAATCCGATCATTCGTATGCTTGGCAGTTGTAATCCCCAAGTTGTATACGACATTCCGATGAATCCGAATCTTCTGAACAATCGTAATGCAGAAGTTCCGAATGCTGGTCATGATCTGTATGAGAAGATGAATAGTCTTGGATTCCATACAGATCCATCATGGCTTGATAAGATTGCTTATGCAAACAATAACTATCTGAACGGCAACTATCGTACAGATATGCTCGGAAATCAGAATCGTACTCCTATAACAAACATGCTGGATATGCTCTGGAAGATGTACAATCCTTGCGAGTGTAATTCTTCTCCTGAATGCGTTGAGAGAATTCTCGATGTATCAGATGTAATGATGTCTATCATCCAGAGTTACAATGGACATGGTTATCTCGATAACTACCAGCTCTTCAAGGATGTACTGGCACTGTTGGGTGAAATCCTGACAAGACTCATCCTCAAGCTGTATGCAAACAATACTCAGATCATCAGATGTGGTGATGACATGGATAACACCGGTGGTCCTGGATA